TGCAGGAAATGTTTAAGCAAAAACATAAACATATCAGCCTGCGTATTGGTGAAATCATTCCTTATGACAGCTTTGCCCAGCAGCAGCTGGATAACAACACGCTGGTCAAACTGTTTAAAAAGCATTTGTACCGGCTGGCGAAAGATAAAAGCCCGCTGCTAAAAACCCAGTCAGCCATCGCTCACCCGGAAGACCGCCAGCAACTGACGACATTCGATGCTGCCCGTGCAGCCGCAGCCCGTCGGGGCTATGACGGCGTAGGCCTGGCCCTTATGCCGGAGTTTGGCATTGTGGCCCTGGACTTCGACGGTTGCGTGACCGGTGGCGGTGTGCTGCCGGAAGTCGAACAGGTCGTGTCTGGCACCTATGCCGAATACTCGCCATCGGGTGAGGGCGTCCGCGCCTTCTTCAAAGGCAACCTGGGCAACCACAAAGACCACAGCCCCGACCCCTTTGGCTTTGAAACCTTCAGCACCAAGGGTTTCGTTACCTTCACCGGTAACCGCCTGGACTGCACCGACCTACTCGGCACCGACAATACGGTGCTGGATCTTAACGTCGGCGTTAAGGATTTATGCGCCCGGCGTTTTGGAAAGCGTAGCCAGGATGTCGTCGACCCCTTACTGGACTTTGAGCCAGCCGTCGGCTTATCCCAGGAACAGATCCGCGAATGCCTAGATGTTATCGACCCCGATAGCCCGCACGATACCTGGCTGCACATCGGTATGGCGCTACACCATGAAACCGACGGCCAAGGCTTTACGCTGTGGGATGAATGGAGCGCCAAAGGAAGCAAGTATCCCGGCGAAGACATCCTGCGCAAGCGCTGGGACTCGTTCGGCGAACTGCAAGGCCGACCCGTTACGGCGCGGTCCCTGGTCAAGCTGGCCCACGAAAACGGGGCGCACATCAACACGTCATTAGCTTCGGCTTCTGACTTCGACGCGGTGGCCGATGGTCCCGCCCCGGCAATCGATAAGATCCGTTTTCCTGTCGTGCCCGCCGGTGAGTTTTCACGCGGCCAGCGTCCCGGCTGGATTATGAAAGGCATCATCCCCAGGGCCGAACTCGTCGTGCTGTTCGGTGAATCGGGTTCGGGTAAGTCATTCCTGGCCCTCGATATGCTGGCGGCCATTGCCCGCGGTATCAACTGGCGCGGTCACAGAACCAACCAGGGCCGTGTCGTTTATATCGCAGCCGAAGGCGGCGGCGGTTTCCGTAATCGCCTGGAAGCCTACCAGAGCCACCACAACTGCAACCTGGACGACGTGGACTTCGGCATCATCCATGCCGCGCCAAACTTCCTGCAAAAGACCGACGCCATCGACGTATCCAAAAGCATCCTGGTCGGTGGCAAGGCCGATGTTGTTGTCATCGATACCTTCGCCCAGGTGACCCCTGGCGCCAACGAGAACGCCGCCGAAGACATCGGCAAGGCCTTGGCCCACTGTAAGGGGATTCATCGCGCTACGGGCGCGTGTGTGATTCTGGTGCACCACGCCGGTAAGGACGCCAGCAAAGGTGCGCGGGGCTGGTCGGGCCTGAAGGCGGCGGCCGATGCTGAAATCGAAGTCATCCGCACCGCTGGCGGGCGCATGGTTCGCGTGTCGAAGCAGAAAGACGGCGACGACAATGGGGAGTGGGGCTTCGAGTTGAAGCAGGTTCCCATTGGCATGGACGAAGACGGCGATGTGATTGATAGCTGCGTGGTCGTCGAGGCCAGCGTACCAGTCACCGGACGCCCCGGCGACAACCGCAAGCGTATGGGTCCGTGGGAACGCCTGGTGCTGGAAGTGGTGGGCGAGATTGCCTTGGGTCAGAACACCGGCATTGAGGTAAAGGCCATCATCGATGAAGCCCTGGTCCGTGCGCCCGCACCCGAGGAAGGCAAACGCGATACCCGCAAACAACGAATTCGCCGTGCACTTTTGGCACTGTGCGAAGGAGACGATGCGCCGTATTTCCTCGAAGACGATTGCATTTCGGTGCTGGCATGAACGTGCAAATCTTTGCTAATTGCAATTTATTGCGTGCAACGTGCAACACGGATTCAACGTTGCACCTTGTTGCAGTGTTGCGATGGATGAAAAAGTGCAACGCAACGCAACGTCAGTCTATAGACGACGTTGCAGTGTTGCATTTCATCGGGGGTTTGTTGTTCTCAATCTGCAATTTATTGCGCGTTTGCCCTGGTAAAAAGGAACGCGCAATTTTTTGCGTGTAGGAAATACCACGATGAAAAAGACCGTCGCAGTGAACGAACGCGGTATCCGAATCGGCGAAGACCATCAGCGGGCGAAGCTGACGAATCACGAAGTTGATCTGCTGCTGGAACTTCGAGAAGAAGGCTGGTCGTATCGACGCCTGGCCTACAAATTCGAGATTAGCAAGAGCCAGGTGCGCTACATCTGCAAAGGCCATTCGCGCTGTCAGACGGCGGTCAGTTTCAAGACCGTGCACATACTGGACGCCGCCGATAGTGGAATCGCGCCATGACCAACGCACATTCCACGATCAAGGCCGCAACGCGACAAGCCTTTCTCGATTGCCTCCGCGAGAAAGGCAACGTGACAGCGGCTGCCCGCCTGGTCGGTATCGACCGGGTGACGGCCTACCGCTGGCGGGACGCCGATGCGAACTTCGCCCAGGCCTGGGACGACGCCATCGAGGAAGCCGCCGATCTGATCGAACTGGAAGCCCACCGCCGCGCCGTAGCGGGCATTGAAGAACCGGTGATCTACCAGGGCGACGTTACCTACCTGTACGAACGCGACGACAAAGGCCGTGTAATCCACGATCCCGTACAGCGCGAAACCATTGGCCTGGACGGTGAGCCACGCCTGGTGACCGAACAGGTGCCGCGTCTGCTGCTCGACGCCCAAGGCAAGCCGGTGACGCTGGTCAAACGCGTGTATAGCGATGCGCTCATGGCCTTGTTGCTCAAAGCCCACCGCCCCGACAAGTACCGCGAGAACAGCAAAATCGAATTGAACGGGTCGATGTCAATGTCGGCCATGACCGAAGACGAGATTCGGGCGGAACTCGCTTTGCTCACAGCAACGGGCGTCGCACGTCCACCTGACGACGGTTCTGATCTTGTCTGAACGCGCCCGCCTAGCGCGGGCGTTAGAACTGGCCCGCGAATTGAAACGCCGCTGTCCGTGGTCCCCGCTACCAGGGCCGCAGACAATGGCCTACACCACAGAGGCCGACATCGTGGGTTTTGGCGGTGCTGCCGGAGGCGGCAAGACCGACCTAGCCTGTGGCAAAGCGATAACCCAACACCGCAAGACTATGATCCTGCGCCGCGTCGGCACCGAGTTGACGGGCATTCTGGATCGACTCGAAGAACTGGTCGGCAATCGCAACGGGTACAACGGCCAAAACAAGATCTGGCGTTTGGTCCGCGGGCGCGATAGCGCCCCTATCCAGTTGGAATTTGCCTCGGTCCCCAATGCGGGCGATGAATCAGGCTACCAGGGCCGCCCACATGACTTCTTGGTATTCGATGAGGCGGCCAACTTCTTGGCGTCGCAAGTCCGTTTTCTACTGGGCTGGCTGCGTACCACAATCCCCGGCCAAAAGTGCCAGGCGCTGCTAACTTTTAACCCGCCGACGACAGCCGAAGGGCGCTGGATCATCGACTTTTTTGCCCCCTGGCTTGATCCGAAGTACCCCGATCCGGCACAACCCGGTGAACTACGCTATGCCGCCTCGCTCCCGGCCGATGAGATGTATCCCAACGGCCGTGATCTTTGGGTGAAGGACGGTAGCCCCTTCGTGTTGGACAAGGGCGAACCGGTGTACGACTTTGATCCGGACCGCTATAGCCTTGACGAGATTATCAAGCCGCTGGCCCGCACCTTTATCCCGTCCCGGATTACCGATAACCCTTTCCTCATGGGGACTGGCTACATGGCACAACTGCAATCCCTACCCGAACCGCTACGCTCCCAAATGCTCAAGGGGGATTTCCAGGCCGGTATCCAGGATGACCCGTGGCAAGTGATTCCGACGGCCTGGGTCGACGCAGCAATGGCCCGCTGGAAGCGGCCGGACCGCTTGGCGGAAATGGATTCGCTGGGTGTGGATGTGGCGCGAGGCGGGCAGGATAGTACCGTCATCGCCCGCCGACACGGAATGTGGTTCGACGAAGCCCTGGCCTATCCGGGCAGTGCCACGCCGGACGGGCCAAAGGTAGCGGGCTTGGTCATTGCCGCTACCCGCGACAAAGCCCCGGTGCATATCGATGTGATCGGTGTCGGCGCCAGCCCGTATGACTTCCTAAAAGCGGCCAGCCAGCAGGTGATTGGCGTCAACGTGTCGGAAGCCGCCTTCGGCCTGGACAAGTCCGGACGTCTATCGTTTTTCAACCAGCGTAGTGAACTATGGTGGCGTATGCGCGAGGCCCTGGACCCGGCGAACAATACAGGTATTGCACTGCCTAACGATAACCGGCTGCGGGCGGATCTATGCGCCCCGACATGGGAGCTGCGTGGTAAGGCGGTGTATGTCGAAAGCCGCGATGACATCGTCAAACGCATTGGTCGTTCGCCTGACTTTGCCAGTGCCTACCTGCTGGCGTTACGCGATACGCCGAAGATGTCGCAGATTGACCGGGGAACGATGCGGCGAGAGCGCCAGAACTATGATCCTTTGCGCAATTTGTAACGGATAGGGTGCATATACCGCCCACCAACCCGCCTATGTTCCCCGCTAACGAGGAACAAACCTTTTAGGGGAATGGCTATGTGCGGTGGCGGCGGTGGTGGTGCAGGGATTGGTGCAGTAGTTGGTGCAATTGCCGGTGTGGCATTAGCCCCGTTTACAGGCGGTGCGTCACTGGCTTTAGCCGGTGGTCTAGGTGCCCTGGCCGGTGCCAGTATCGGTAACGCCATTGAAGGGCAGCAGATGGCAAAGGACGCCGCCAGCAAGCAAGAAAACGCGGCCAAGGAAGCGAATCGCATCCAGGAAGAAGCCAACAAGACCGCCGCCGCCAATGCGAAGAAGTCGGCCGACCTGCAAGAACAACAGATCAACAAGGCCAATGCCAAGACGCCGGACGTGGGCGCGATGTTGTCGAGCAACATGATTGACACCAAGGCGGGCAATTTGAGCACGATGCTGACCGGCCCCCAGGGCGTCGATCCGACGACCTTGAGCCTCGGTAAGAATACGCTGCTGGGGTCGTAACATGGCCGACAGCGAACGCCAAAAGCTACGCGCCCGCTGGGGCGCGTTAAAAACCGAACGGTCTAGCTGGATTGAGCATTGGCGCGACATTAGCCAGTACCTCATGCCGCGCAATGGCCGGTATTTTCTGACGGATCGCAACAAGGGTGAAAAGCGCCACAATACGATCATCGACTCGACGGGCACACGGGCGAACCGCATTCTAGCGGCGGGCATGATGGCCGGTATGACCAGCCCGGCACGGCCCTGGTTCCGCCTGACAACGTCAGATCCGCGCCTGGACGAAGCGGCAGCGGTCAAAGCCTGGCTGTCTGACGTAACCCGCGCCATGCAGATGGTGTTCTCGAAGTCCAATACCTACCGCGCCCTGCATTCGCAGTACGAAGAATTGGGCGGATTCGGTACATCGGCCAGCCTGATCTTGCCGGACTTCAAGAGCGTGGTGCACAACTACACGATGACGGCGGGCGAGTACGCCATTGACACCGATCATCGGGGTTTTGTGAATACCCTGTACCGTGAATTCGAGATGACGGTCGGCCAGATCGTTGAGCAATTCGGTTTGAACAACGTCAGCCAGACGGTGCGCAATCTGTGGAACGACAACAAACTCAATGCCTGGGTGCCCGTCATCCACGGCGTTGAACCGCGCAAGGAACGTGACCTAACGCTGCGCGACGCCCGCAATATGCCGTTCAAATCCATTTACATGGAGTCCGGCGGCGAAGGCGACAAGCTGTTGCGCGAGTCGGGCTTCCGCGAGTTTCGCGGTCTGTGCCCGCGCTGGATGGTGGCCGGGGGCGACGTGTACGGCAATAGCCCTGGTATGGAAGCCCTGGGTGACATTAAGCAATTGCAACACCAGCAGATGCGCAAGGCCCAAGGCATTGACTATCAGACAAACCCGCCCCTGCAAGTGCCATCGCACATGAAGGATATGGTTATCGATACCTTGCCCGGCGGCATTTCGTACATCGATGCGGCCGGTCCCCAG